GGGGGGATTATCTTTATTGATAATACTTGTTTACATGAATTGTAAGGTGACATCAAAGTAGTCGTTAATCCTTCTGAAATCAATGTTGTATTGCATGAGCTTCCACTTCTCGCGGGCTAGGTCTTCAATTGCTTGTCTTTTGTCCAGTGGGTAACAGGTCTGGAAGAAGTTGAAATACTTGCAGAATTGAACGTCGGTGAAACCACCAACTAAGTAAAGACCAAAAAGTCGAGAATAGGTAACATTTGGATCGGAAATCCAGTGTTTAGAACACATGGCGAGCCGAAACCAGTCCAGGGTTGGACGGTGAGGTTGGTTACCTCTCCAAAAAGCGCCAGACGCAAATACTTCAGATCCATAAAGGGTGAAGACTTGCTTTTCGAGCTTGGATGACACACCAAAAACTCTGTGAATCAGGGAACAAAGTAAGACCAATGGAATGGCTCTTCTCCTGACAACAAGGGCGCTATCGTCTCCGTTGGTAAAAAGACAAAGGATTTGTGAGTGAACATCACCGAGGAGCATCGCTGTCCTGATGATAATCCTAGTCATGATAGAACCAATCAGATTCGTAAAATGAGAGCCAGAGGGTATACCTCCAGACTTCTGGTATAGATGACCGTCGGGCGCTAAGTAGGGAGTGTAAATGAAGTAGTGCTCGATAGTATCGAACGCAACTTGAGCTCGACGCTCTACACCGCTACCGCCGACTTCAATGTTGAAATTGTCATCGTACTTCCCAAAATCGATATTGCCTCGTAGGATGTCGAAAGCGTCTCTAATCAAAAAGCGTGGAACGCTAGAATCATATTGACTTCCATCCCAGCCATAGAAGGCTGCATTCTCTTGACTTTCGCGCGTGAGTTCAGAAATACATTTAAAATGATTCTTCAATCCGTGCGGGCCAGTAAGGAAGAGATCTTCCTTTTGAGAGAAATAGGCATCAATTAGGGGTTGCGCAAAGACTCCTTCACAAATAGTCATGGCTGCAGGGTACTGCCAAACCAAACGAGTTTTCCGCTCTTCTTGAGTGGAAAGTTTGCCTTTCTGGGCGAAGGTGCAGGGGGGTAGCCTGGCCTTTATGCCTTTATATTTCATAAAGTGAAAACATTCGCGAGCTTCTTGGAACATCTCGTCGTGTACATCGCGCTTGCGCTTGAATAACGGATATCCGCTGCTTTTGCTACCATCATACTTGACGGCATAAATCCACTTTGGAACAACTTTTTGCTTGAGCTTGAATTCACCAGCCACTATAGAAGTAGCGAGATCATAAGCCACTCTGTGGCGCACTGACATCTCCGAATAGGTCTTGTATCTGCGTGCGAATCCTTGAAGTTGTTGAACTAGGCGTGACGGGTCTGAAGACCCGACTCGTGTATAATAACACGATTGGTCGTAAAGTTTGCGATCAAACAGCTTGAGTGTTGCTTTAACATGGGGGTCCTTGTCTATACTGTGTCTCATGACTTCGCGTTTGCGTGCGAAGTTCCTTTTCAGAACTCTGATACTTGGATGTCTTGATAAATCAATCCAATCCAAAGGCTTGTGAGTCGCATCTCGTTGCATACTTCCCAAAAG